GAATACATCAGCGGGACGCGCCAGGGGGCCCTGGTGGCCCGCTCGAACGTGCCCCTGGTGATGATCTCCCGGTAGTTGACCAGCCGTCCGTTGACCAGCTCGGTGATCGGGGTCTCCCGGCCGTACGGGATGGCCAGGCCGGTCATCCCGTTGGGCTTGTCGGTCTCCCGCAGGGAGACCTCGAAGGACCGGACGTGAAGCTCAGAGTCCACTGGCATCGGTCACCACTCCCTGCTCTACTCGGGGCAGGGCTGCATCCCCGCCCAGCGGTGGGAGACGCTCGGCCGCCCGGATCTCGTCCACCGACATGGCCCCGACGGCCGCCATCACCTGGTAATACTGGGCCCGCTCGAAGGGGCCGGGCTGGACGAAGCTGCTGGCGTCCAGCAGCAGCTCGGTGAGCCAGGGCAGGGCCCAGGCACTGATGGCCCGCAGGATGAACGTGCCGTGTGGGTGCAGGGTCTGCCGGACCCAGTAGTCGAACAGGTTCGTCACGTTCTGGTATGGCGTGCTGGAGCCCTCGGCACTGGGCAGCCCCAGGATGTACGGCGGGACTCCCAGGAGGACCGCGATCCGGCTCTCGGCAGCCGTCTGGAGGTCGGACAGGGCCATGTCCTTGGGAGTGGTCTGGAGGGGCACCAGCTCGGTCTCCCCATCCAGGATGGCCGGGGCTCCCGACCGGCTCCTGGCGGCCATCAGCCACTGGGTCCGCAGATCGGTGATCTGGGTGGAGGTCAGCCGGTATTTAGTCTTGATGACGGCCCAGGGAATGCCGCCGTTGGCCGCCAGGTCACTGGCGTAGCGCATCAGCACCTGGCTGGCCAGCACCCGGTCCCCGGCCACCTCCAGGGGTCCGTGCCCCCGGGCGTCCCCGGGCCAGCTCGTGTACCGGATGTGCAGGATCTCCGAGGTGGCGTCCTGGCCGTTGATCGTGTACCGGCGGATCCCGTCCTGGATCTCGGCGTTGACCAGCCAGGGGTCCAGCAGCATGAAGGTCCGGGGCTTGCCGGAGTCCTGGAACCGGCTGGTAACGATCAAGAAGGCCTCCCCGCAGGCCTGGTAGCTCCACCAGACCTGCCGGGCGAACTCGATCCAGGAGCTGTACTGCTCGGGCTGGGGGTTGGCCAGCCAGGTCGGGGCCGGTTGCCGGGCCAGGCCCTTGGAGACGACCACCGGCAGGTCGGCCCAGGCCGTGGCGTTCCGGTCGATCGCGGCGAACACGATGTCGGAGCCGCCCCCGGCGTACCGGGGTGAGTGGTTCGTCCAGGAGCTGGGCACGTCCCAGCCGATCGGCCAGCCAGCCCAGGCCTGGGCCTGGATCGGAGCGTCGTGGGCCGGGTACAGGACATGGCTGGCCCCGAACCCGGCGGCCGCTCCAGCCTGGGCTGAAGGGTCGCCGGACTCGGGGACGTTGGGGCCTACGGAGCCCACCGGGTCGTTGGTGTTGGGCACCACGTCCCTGGGCGGGAGTGACTCGGGCGGGCCGAGTGAACGTTCCGTCACGACCGGATTCTAAGCCCGGGTCACCACCGTCAGGGAGTGCTTGACAGCGCACCGGGAGCAGATGGGCACCGGGCCGATCACCGGGTGGGTCACCGTGCCCACGGCCTGGTTGGTGCATCCGGCGTACCACTCGCAGAGGTTGGCCGCCCGGATCTCGGCCTTCACCTCGTCCCAGCCGATGAGCCCGGCGTCGTACCGGATCCCGAGCTGGCGCTTGGTGTAGCTCATCGTCCGGCCTCCCCGGGGCCGTCCTGGAAGGTCTGCCGGTAGTGCTTCCGCCAGACGCTGAAGGCCGCCATCTGTTCCCGGTACACGCCACCGTCCTGCCAGCCGCAGAAGCAGCCAGCCAGGAACCGGTGCTGGCCGTCGGATCGGACCTGGATCTTGTGGCTCATCGTCCGGCCACCTTGGCCGGGTCCAGCTCGGACGGCCAGCGGACCAGGAACTTGAGCTGGCCATCCACCTTCACCCGGTACACGGCCAGCGTGCCGGACAGGTTCCGCAGCACGACGTAGCTCTTGCCGTCCACCTCCTCGACGGCACTGTCCGTGGAGGAGGGCACAGTGGCCCGGGAGCCGTTCCGGCGGAAGTAGGCCGCGTAGGCCCGGCGGATCAAGTCGGTGCTGCTCATCGGGGACTCCTTGTCGTGGTGGGGATGATGCGGGTCTGAAGCACGTCGGTGCCGAGCTGCTGAAGGGCCCGGTCCCGGCCCCAGTCGGCCGACTGGGGGCTGGTGGCCCAGCGCCAGATCACCCAGTTCGGCTGGTGGTTGGGCCGGGGATCCTTCACCAGCACGGCCACGACGTGGGTGAAGGACAGCCCCAGCCGGTCCCGGGTCAGGGCCTTGCCGTCCGGCAGGGTGGCCCAGTACCGGCTCACTGGGTCACCTCGGAGATCCGCTGAAGCGTGGTCCGAGCAGCGCTCACTTCACCGCTGTCGGCCTCCCCACCATCGTTGACGGCCAGCAGGGTCAGCGCGTACTCCCGGAGCACCTCCAGCGCATCGGCCGACACCGTGATGGTGGTGGCGTATCCGTGGCGGCCGTATCGGCGGGTCCGTCCGGCCTCCAGGGCCTGGTTCAGTTCGGACCCGCCGACGTAACCGGTGAAGCTGTCCGGCTTGCCGTGCCCGGCGTCGCCACCGCCGAAGAACTCGACCATGCGACCAGGCACGGCCAGCGTGTAGGCGGTCACTGGGTGGCCGCCAGAACGAGATCGGCTGCTGCCAGCTCGATCTGGACGTAGGCGTCGAACAGCGCGTGACCGTCCTTGTGATCGGCGGCCGCCGGGATCTTCTCCAGCTCACGGATGGCCAGGTGGAGCCGGTCTCTGGCGTCCATGAGCTGACGGCGGGAGACGGTGACGGTGGTGTCCAGGTGGGCCTGGTAGCCGTCGGCGTTCATCGTGGCGTTGTGCCTCTCGGCCTGCTCCAGGGCCCTGTCGTGGTCGTAGATGCCCGGGCCCTGCTGGCCGCACTCGGGGCAGCTCCAGCGGTGCTCCATGGTGTCCTCGGCGTCGAGGTGGCTCTGGACGGTGGCGTTGTGCTTCATGTCGTGCTCCTTCTGGGGTGACGGGCCCCGGCTCCCGAGTGGGAGCCGGGGGACTGCTGGCCTACTTGCCGTTGTCGGCGACGGTGCGCTCGGCGTCCCGCTGGATCTCGGACCGGTAGCGACCGGTCTTGCCGGGGACCAGCACGGCCTGGCCCCGGACGGTGCCGACGTAGATGCCCTTCTTGGCGTCGTTGGCGACCCGGGTGGCGTCCTTGCGGGCCCAGCTCTGGTTGAACCAACGGTCCCCGGCCGGGCTCAGCACCAGCCAGGACATCCCGTAGCGGGTCTCCACCTGGCGGGCTTCCAGCAGGTTGCCGTCCAGGTCGAACAGGGCCGTTTCGGTGGTGTCCCCGGCCAGCTCCTCGACCAGCTCGGCGGCCAGGTCGTAGGCATCGGCCATGATGCCGCTGGCCCACTGGGACAGGAAGCCGTCGGTGTCCGACCGCTCCCACGAGTCGGCCGCCCGCTGGCGGTCCTCACGGGCCATTTCTCTCCACTCGGCGGCCGAGTGGTCCTGGGGGAAGATTGCGCTGCTGCTCATCTGGGGCTCCTTGGGTTGGTGAAGCGGGGGAAGGCCATCATGCGCTTGTGGAGCTGAGCTTGTCAAACTCAGCTCCACCAGCAGCGTCACTTCAGTCGGAGCCAGGTGCCCGGCTGGGGGACGGTGGCGAACGCATCACCGAACGAGCGGGCCAGTCGGCACTTTCGGCAGGTCACCTGGTCCCCCGGCTCCGTGGTGCTGGTGACCTGGCCGACCACCTGGTGGCAGGCCGTCCTGGTGGCGTCCACCGGGGCCCAGTGGGTCGGTCCGGCCGGTGCCGGTTGGCCGAGCCTGGCGGCCGCCAGCCGGTAGTCCCTGGACCTACGGCAGAGCCCGCAGGTCACCTGGTCGTCGGCCTCCCGGTGGATCGTGTCCAGGTCCACCAACCGGCCACAGGCCGTCCGGCGTCCGCTGGTGGGTCGGCCGTAGTGAGTGGTGCTCATGTCGTGCTCCTTCTGGTGGTCGGTCCCGGCCGCCGGGTGGCGGCCGGGCTGGTGTCTCAGTAGTGCTGGGGGCCCGAGCAGAGCTGGGCCGACATGCCGTGCTGGCACGGCGGGAGGTTGGCGATCCGCTCCAGTTCGTCCAAGTCCTCCTGGATGAAGCCGGGGCAGGAGTAGGTGTTGCCGTTCAGGGCCCGGTAGGTGTGGCCCTCGTGGAGCACGTACTCGTCGCAGAAGGCCATCCGGCGCTCCTCGGGGAAGTAGTCCTCGTAGTCCATCTCGTCCTCGGTGGTGGTCAGGTAGTCGGTCATCGGATCCTCCTTGGGTTGGTGAAGCGGGGGAAGGCCATCATGCGCTTGTGGAGGTCAGCTCCACAAGCTCATCTCGTCCCCTGGGCATAGTTCACCCGATCGGGTGACACAGCTGAAGTCAGTGGATCCGGGGGACCGTGATGCTCTGCCGGTCGATCCCGGCCACCGCCCAGGAGGCCGCCCGGACCAGGGACCAGTCGGTGGAGCTGACAACCTTCAGCCCACCGCCCCCGGCTGATGGCTCGACCACCCGGCAGACCTCGACCTGCTCGGCCAGCAGCGGACTGCCGGTGTGCCGGAGCTGACGGCGGGACACGACCTGGCGGAGCGTGGACAGCGTGCCCTTGGACTCGGTGAAGCCGCTCACCGTGTACGGGATGCCCAGCTCGTCCAGGGCGGGCTCGTGCTGGAGGGTCGGGCCGACGACGAGCTGGCAGTTCGGCCGGACGGCACTGTGGGCCTGGACCCAGTTGAACGCGGTGTGCCGGTCGGCCGTCTCGTAGGCCTCCACCACGATGTTGCCGTGCTCGTCCCGCCCGGCCGCACTGGTGGCCACCGCCCGGCCGCCGATGTCGTCCAGCGCGAACACAACCGGGCCGACGAGCTCGGCGTCCCCGACCAGCTCGGGCCAGAGCCCCTCGGGCAGCAGGGGCAGGCCGGGGACCGGGGTCTTGAGCGCCACCCGGGTCGGCCAGGTGTTCAGGTACTGGGAGCGGAAGTGGGCCAGCGGGTCGATCGAGTTGCGGTCGTTCAGGGCCCGGTACAGCTCCCGGTCCACGAACGTCCGGCGCTTCTTGGACCACCGTGGGTTGGCCTGCCTCCAGCCCTCCTCGTCGGCCAGTTCACGCCAGGGCTCGGCACTCCACTCGATCAGCAGGTAGCGCTGGAGGTCGTTAAGCGCAGCTTGACGCCGATCCACGAACAGGGCACCGGCCAGGTGGTGGGCGGTGGAGACGATCCCGAGCTGCCCCCAGCGCCTCTCCAGCATGGTCGGGATGAGGCCGTCCTCGATGTGCTCGGGTGGCACGTCCCAGGCCTCGTCCACGAAGGCCAGCCCGGTGGACATGCCGTACGCGCCGGGCGGGGTGGCCAGGGCCCAGTCGTTGGCACCGTGGATGACCCGCTGGAGTCCGTTGCCGTGCCGGGCGTCCCAGCCGTCCTGTCGTTCCGCCCAGGCCCGGATCCGGCGCTGCACCCAGTCGGCCGTCCGGAGCCGGTTGGACACCAGCAGCACGTTCTGGGGCTCCCCCAGCTTCTCCTCCAGGGTGAGCCGCCAGGTGGCGTACTCGGAGAGCCACCAGGACTTCCCGCCCTGCCTGGCCAGCGTCAGCAGCCACTCCGGCCAACACAGCTCCCCATCCCGGTCGTGCTCCAGCACCCGGGCCGAGACCAGCCGTTGCCACCAGTCCAGCGGGGATCCGGTCCGCTTCAGGGCGAACTGGCACAGCTCCATCCCGTACGAGCCGACGGCATCCGGATGGACCGGCGACATGATCCTCGGCCACCTGGAGTGCTCGGGCACGTCCAGTAACGGTGCGACCCAAGGGATGTCGGACCAGGAGAGAGCGACAGGTTCGGGCGCGGTCTCCTC